GCCGCCGCCTCGAGCGCCTCGTCGTCGTCGCTCTCATCCGATAGGATCGGGATCTCGTCACACCGGCAATTCGGGTGTAACGGCGGGTCGGGATCAAAACTCTCCTCGACGCCGACTCGCTTGCCATCCATTGCCCGGCATGAGTCGCACATTTCGGGATCCTCGGTGCCGATAGTCCACTCACGGGCAACGACGAGCCCCGACTCGCGCCATCCGATCCGGTTGCCGTTGAGGTCGGCAAAAGCCGTCTCGGTGCGCGCGATCGTCAACGACCGCTCGGGAGAAAACGCCGCCGCCTCCTCGATCTCGTCGGCAAAGTCGTCGTTGCTCCAACCCTCCTCGAGAGCTTTCTCAGTGAGCCCCTTGAGCATTTCCCGAGTCGATGACGTGATCGCGATCCCGGGCACCTTGCTTCTCGAATAGCTGCCGTCGTCGTTGCGGTGCATACCAACAAGCTCGGCGGCTCGATCCTCGGCCCATTCGATCGCTTGCTCGTTGGCGAGATCAAGAAGCTCGCGCGGCGTCTCGCCTCCCTTGGCAACGCGGTCGACTCTCGAGGCCCGAGCCACTTGAGCGAATCCAATCCGCACGCCCGACCGCGCACCCTTGGCGAGAATCACCGAGAGATCCTCTCGCAACGTCTCGGCGTCGGTGCCGTCAACGACCGCAAGGACACCTTCAGGACCGAGCCCGCGACGCGCCGCGCTCATCGCACGATCCCTGGCTGTGTCGAAAAAGCGAGAGCACGCGCCGGCAATCTCTCTCTCAACCTTTCTCATTTCCGGCCTGGCTCGATCGATCGGTTGCACTGACTTGCCCGTGCGACGCGACGCCTTGATCGCGAGCGCCGTTGCCTCGCCGTGAGCACGCAACACGTCGGCAACTTTCTCGACCGGCGCGGGTAGCGGTGCCGGCTCGGAGGCGGAGGCAGAACCAAGCAACGAGTCTGCAGTTTCGGCGCTAACGCTAAACGCTGTTTGGATGATCACGAGCGCCGACTCTCTTGGCAATTTTCCGGTCGACACCGACTCGACGATCTCGAGCAAGCTCGCGACTTGCGCGCCGTTCATTGATTGGAGTTGCACGTTTTCGCCCGGCGCTGCAACTCCGAGATCGGGCGTTTCTATGCCGGGATCTGGACCGCCGCCAATCGGCGCAACTGGCGGCTCTAGCTCGAGACGTTGCTCGAGCGTGAGCGGTTGCTTGCCATATTCCGACCGCACCTCGTCGGCGGTGAGCCACGACTTGCCGCCTCGTGCGATCTGAAACACGCGCGCCTTGACCTCGGGGCTCGTGATCTCCTCGTCGGCCCAACCCCAACAAACGGCGGCGCCGTCGGTGAATCCCTTGACGAGGATCTCATCCATGAGATCGCCAAACCATAGCTTGAGAGGCTCGAGCCCCTCGAGCCGCGCGGTGTTGGCGTTGGTGTCGGCGGTCGCGCGATTCATGTCACGCACGAGAGCGCCCGGCGAGAGCGAGTAGCACCAACACACGATCCGCGCGAGCCACTCGTCGTAATCATCCTTGAGTTGATCCGGCTTGAGCATGGTCGGCTTTACGTCGCCGGGAATGAACCGAGCGCGCCGCCTCTCCTCGGTGTTGCCCGCAAGGATCGAATCCCAATAGGTTTGGAATTGACGGATCTGATCGGCCGACCATGTTGCCGGCACGCCGAAAACGGCGTCGGGCACGCTGCCGGCGGTGTAGTATTCGCCTTGCGAGAGTTGCCGACGCAACGCAATGTTGATCGTCGAAATGACTTGCTCGGTCGGGCTCATGCCATAGAGTCGATCCGAGCGCGGGTTGCGCGGCGAATAGACAAGCTCGGCGGTTGTGTAGTGAACGGCGGGCAAGCCCTTGAGAGCTTGCATATAGGCCGGGTCGGGAAATATCGGCGTGCGTCCGTCGGGTCGCACGAGCCGCTTGATCGTGGCACCGTCGACAACCTCTGGCACCTTGTCGGCACCCGGGCCCGGCGCGAGATAGACCGTCGGCGCGTCGATCACAAGGAGATCCTCGACGAGCATGCGTTGCCACGCTCGGAAGTTGTTGATCCCGTCGGGCTTGGTGAGCTTGTCTCTGATCCCTCGGATCAATGACTTCTCTCCGGGCGTGAGCGGAGACCTGTCGTCGTCGTCGCGGCGAGGCTTGAGGATCCATTTTTGTGCCGCCATTTGATCTTTGCGAGTCTCGATCGCGAGCCGCACGAGGTCGAGTCCTCCAAGCCCCGGGTCGGCGAGAGCACGCAAGGTTTGAAAGTCGACCGTGCCCTGTCCGGCTTCGCCGCGCGGGCGGTACTGCAAATTGACCGCGACCGGATAGTCGAAAGCTCTGCCGGCAACCTCGGCGGGTGCCATTGCCGGCAACGGTTGTTGCGGTCCAAACCACGCTTCGCTTGCGCCGCGAATCGCGCCGACGACGACGCCCGAGACACGACCGGCAACGCGGTCGATCAACGATTGATCAATCGGGGTGCGCTTTCCCTCGTCGCTCACAACTCACCGCCTCTCGAGTGCTACAGCAAAACGTAAGAGCAAGTCACGATCGCGGTGCCGGCGGCGGTGCCGGGTTGTGTGAAAGCCGATGCCGCCTTGAGAGCGAGAGGCACGCCGCTCGCGGCGTTGCTCGTCACGTCGACCTTTGTTGCATAGGCAACGCCGCTCGCGGCGAGGTTGAAGCTATTCGCCGCCGAGATCGCGGTTGTCGCCTCGACGGTGCCCGACCATGAGGCGGTGACGTTGCCGCCGCCCGTGTAGGCGGCGGTCGCAAACGTCATGGCGACCTTGATCCCAATCGGGCAAATCACCTTTCCCGCGACTGCCGGCACGAGAGCAACGCCGGCGGAGTGGCCGACAGAGCCAGCGCCGGAGCCAACAATCGCACCGTCGGCGCCCGTGCCATCGGCTGAGAGGGTTTTTGTTGCGCTGTAGATTTGCACCGGGCCGAATGGGATCCAACCCGTCGAGCCCGTGCCTGTAGCCTTGAACCAAAATGCGGTTTGTGCGGTGCCGTCGGTTTGCCGATACTCCGAGCCGACCGGAGCGGCGACAACACCCTCCGGCGATCCGGCCCCCGACAACTCGCCGGGCGAGCCCCAACCGCTCGAGAGTAGCGCCATGATCGTTACAGGGTCGGTCGTGTCAACCGAGCCGTCGGCGTTGCGAGTGAATGAGCCGCCGAGCGGCAAGAGAAAGCCAACATTGCCTGGTGGTATAAATCGCATGCCCGGCAGATTATGCCGCCCGTTCGACAAGTCGAGGCGCCTAGTTGCCCGCGCCTTTCTCTTGCTTCGCTTTCTCCTCGGAAATGAAATCGAGAAGCCCGCCGCGCGCCCGTATGATCGGCTCGAGTCCATAGCGTGCTGCGTCGAAAACGTTGTTGTTGCGGTCGACAAGCTCAGGCAACACGTCGCCCGTGAGCCGGTCGGTTTTGTAGCACCAAAGCCTAGCCTCGTCGGCGGCGTGAGTGCACCTCGAGTGAATCACGATCTTGCGATAGCTTCGGAGGTGCTCAACCCCATCCTCGATGCTGCCGGGCCCCTTGATTGCTGCCGTGATCAACGGGTAGCCGTGCCGTTGCAGGTAGGAGATCGTTTCAGGTCTCGCCGAGTCGGCTCGGATCGTGAGCTTGCGAGCGCCGGGCACCTTGTCGAATAGCGCCGGCGTCGCGTCGATCTCGCACCCGACCGCATACGCCTCGTGCTCGATGTAGAGCACGGGCCCGCCGTCGGCTTTCTCGTCGACCCACAGCTTGACGAGCGCCGTCGGGTCGGTCGCGAAACCCCAATCGGCGCCGAGGTACGGGCCCGCCCACTCTGCCCGTGGCTCGAATGGCTCGACGACATACCGACCACGCAACACGTTTGCGCCCGAGATCCGCCTCGTCTCTCCTCCCCAAACGTGAGCCGCCGCCTCTGGATCATTGGCGTATAGATAGGCACGCTCGCGCTCAAGCTCGATCGGAAACCACGGATTGTCGCGCCACGTGACGCGCACGACGACGGATCCCGGCGGCGCGTGCACGACAAAGCGTTGATAGGTCGGGTCGGTTTCCTCGTGAGGGTTGAACGTGATCCAGATTTCTGATCCCGGTTCCCTCAGGGTCGGGATCAAAACCTCCCACGACCGCGCCGAAACGCTTTCAGCCTCCTCTACCCAAACGATCCCGAGCCGCTCGACGCTTTTGATCTTGGTGACGTTGGTGCGGATCCCGGCAAAGATAAACTCGCTGCCGTTGTCACAGAGGATCGTCGACTTTTGCACAGTGAAGCGATAGCCAAGCTCGAGCGACTCGATTTGATCCGCAAGCAACGAGTGCACAGAGTCGGCTATCGAAATCTGAAACTCTCGGGCGCAAAGGATCCGAACCGGGCTCTCTGCGGCCCGAGCTATCAACGCCCGCGCATAGCTTCTTGACTTCGCTGATCCGCGCCCACCGTAGCAGATCTTGTAGCGATGATCCTCGAGAAGGAATCCGAAAGCATGCGGAAGCGTTAGCGGTGTGCGACGCTCGAGCACGCTAGTCGGCAGAGCCGGGCTTGCGCGAGAGCACGTTGACCGCCTCAGAGATCAACTTGCCGGTCGCGTCGGCGATACCCGTTGCGAGAGAGACGACGGCGCCGGCCGAAACAGCGATCCGATCGAGCGCGTCGGCTTGCCTTTCTTGCAACGCAACCGATCGTTGCATGATCTCTATCCACTCGTCGAGGTGCTTCGAATAGCGCGCCGACCGCACCGCCTCGCGCTCGAGGTGCTCGGTTGCGAGCTTGTTGTGCCGGTCGATCGACTCAAGCTCGGCGACCCGTCGAGTTGCCTGCACCCGCTTTGACTCGAGGTCAAGCCTAACGATCTCCTCGCGCATTGTCTCGACGCGCTCAATCCGCTCGATCTCGTCGCGCCACTTGCCAGAAACCTCGATCGATTCGCTTGCGTTGCCCGCCGTCGGGCTCGTGTCGGCATGATCGCTCATCGCTTTTCTCCTCTGTTTTGAAAGTCGCCGCCCAACGCTCGGCGATAATCGCCTCGCTCACTTGGGATCGGCGCCGCCTGCTACCCTTTCCGTTCACTTCTCGCCCTCCGGCTTGACGAGCACGACCTCGAGCGTATGGTGCACCGGCTCGCCGTCGGGCGTCGTGCTCGCGGTTTTGATCGGCGCGTCGAGCCCGAGATACCGCGCCCGCCGGTCGAGAATCCTTACGCAAGCGTTGGCAGCGTCGTGACTCCCGAGTCTAGCTCGTTCCCAAAGCCCGGCAAGCAATGCGTCGCACCTCTCGACCTCGAGCTTGCGCGCCTCGGCCGCGTTGCCGTTAGTGAGCGCGTTGACCTCTCGCATTACCTGCCAAAATGCGGCGTAAGCCGCTTGCTTGCTCACATTGAGCTTCTCGCCGATCTCGTGAAACGAGAGCCCGCCGAGTTTCATTGCGTACACTCTGGACCGTCGGTCGGCAGCACGCACGCGACGCCTTGATCCCGGCGGCTCGGGCTTCGGCTTGCGCTTGGTTTTCGGTTCCGTTGCCATCCATCAACCTCGGTTGCTATGCCTTGGGCGCACGCCGACCCAACGACGCGCGGCGTATCTCAAGCGCGCCTCGCGCCTAGAAAAGTCTATATCATTCTCGCTGTCGGCGTCGGCAAGATCGATCGCGGCGACGACGACGCGCGACCACGGGGTCAGACGCTCTCGGCGCGGCGCGCTCATTTCCTGCCCGCGCTCGGCTCGCTTGTAATGCATATCGCAAAACTGGCCGCGACCGCTCACTTGCTCGTCACAGCCCGGAAAGCAACAAATCATGCAATCCCCTTGGTTTTCTCGACAATACACACGCGAAGGGTTTCGTGTCTATGAAAACCTACGGCGCCTCGTCTCCCCACGCAACCCAACCCGGGCGCGAGTAGCGAGCGAACAACTCGAGGCGCGGGCCCGGGCTTGTCATCTCGATCGCCCGATACGCCTCATCGGGCTTTTGCGAGTGAAGTCGGCGCGGCGCGAGCACGACCGACGGTTGCCGGTTGGCGGTCGCCGGCTTGCACGTCGGCCCGTGCACCGCAAAGAGGCATAGCTCGTGCGAGCCTCGCATGTATTGCCCGAGCCCCGTCTGCAGCTTGCCCGCGCTCGAGAACTTACACCATACCATCGTGCGAACGTAGCGAAACCCGAGCGCCTCGACGACGTGCAAGGCGTCGAGCAAATGATTGTCGGTTGCCCAAAGCCACAGGTGAGCCGACGCGGCGACGACGCGCGGTCTTCCGTCGGTGCCGTAGTAGCCGAGCACCTTTTGCACGAGAGAGATAATTTCAGGATACCGCATGATCGGATAGTGACGGTCGGCGCCTCGCTTGATCTTGCCTCCGCCCTTTTCAAACCATGGCGGGTCGATCATGATGCAACGGAAAGGCTCGGCAGTCGTCAAGGTCTCGTCGCTCATCGATTGCTTCTCCTTTCGCACACGAGCCGCAAGGCTTCGGCTTCGGCGCGGTCGCGGCTCATGCCGCATTGGAATTGCAAGATCGCGGCTCTCTCCTCGTAAGCGTCGCGAGAGTCAGGCGAGAGCGCCGCCACAAGTCGCACGTGCTCGGCGCGGTTGCGCTTGAGCTTCTCCTCGGGCGTCATGGCTTCGCCCTCGACGCGGGCTTGGTGGGCGCGGGCCGTGTCCGGGCGCGGGCCAAGAGGGCGGTCTCGACGGCCTCGACATCAAAGATGTAGCCGTCCCCAACCCGAGTGTGGGGGAGTCGCCCGGAGTCAGCATCGGCTCGGAGCCACGAGGCACGGACCTTCAGACGGCGAGCAAGTTGCGAATCCGTATAGAGTCTGTCGTTGTTTTGCATGACTCACAGAGTAACAAATGAGAGGTGCCGCGTCCCGGAACCTAGTCGATACGCAACCGGGACCGAACCGGGAGTTATCCTCGATCGAGGAGGATGGCCGAGACCTCGACCGCGAGCGCGACCGGCTTCTCGGGATCGGCGGTGAGCGGCTCGAGGTGCCAACCTTGCTCGACGCAACCCTCGCAATCCGGGTCTCCGCAATGGTCGACACGTCGAGCCGCTTCGCAATCAAAACCGCTCTCGCTGCAAGGCATGAGGTCCGAAACAACACACCCACACCCGGCCGACAATTCAACAAGCCCGTCGATCTTTCTTGAAACCAGATACTCTAACACGATTTCCTTGACCGTCATTTTTCACCGTTTCACTTTTCTGTGCTCCCGCGCGTGCGGGCATGTTGTGAAGTGAGACACGTATAGTTTGACTCCCGGGTTTGGCGTAACGACCCGAGCGAGTGATCCGCTACATTCGAGGATCACGTTTCCGCCAAGAACCGGCTCGGGGTTTACCGGGATCGCTTTGTTGTTCTCGGTGCGAGACCACATGATCTCGGCACCGCACGAGCTACACCGACTCATTGCCGCACCTCGCGCTCGAGCCGCACAAGCTCAACCCAATAGCGCAACACCTTGCGCGACGACTCACACCGAAGCTCAATCCGAGATCGCCGACCGTCGTTGTAGATCAACTCGACCGTCGGCGTTCCGTCGTCGGCATGAGTCCACTCGGCCCGAGGAGAAAACACGACGTTGCGCGCGATCTCCTCCTCGATCACGTTTGCGAGCAACTCCGAGATTTGTTTGACCGCTTGATCTGGCGTGATCACGACGCGCCGCCTTTCGTTAGTTCTGCGATTGCCTTTTTTGCTTGATCCTCGATCATTGGCCAAGTCACACGACGGCTCTCGGCGTTGTGGGCCATATCGGAAACAACCCCGAGGTGCCACAGGGCTTTGTCTAGCGAGCTCTTGAAAACGCCGCGCTCGCGCTCGAGCCCGGCAACGAGATCGCATGATTGATCGTGCGCGCCGGTCGCGTGCGAGCACGCTCGAGCACGAGCCTCGTCGTCGGCCCCTGACAACGAGCGCACGAGGTCTGCTAGCCTACGTTGCGCGTCGTCGCGCTCTCTCACTGTAACGCCAAGAGCGTCGGTGATCCTGTCAAGCATTGCCTCGAGCGCCTTGATCCTCTCTTGTTCCTGCGTCTCGCTCATTGGAAAACTCCCGCCATTAGCTCGGCATAGTTGAAGTGATCGCCAAGCGCCTCACGCACATCTGTCGACTCGTCGCCCCAACCCTTGACGACGTTTGCGTAAAGGTAGACGTGGCGCGGCACGCGAATCTCGCCGCGCACAAACTCGAGCCCGCGCTCTGTGATCTGCCAAAGCCCCGAGCATTTCGCCGCTTGCACGTGCAACGCCGCCGCCGTCGCGACCGCGTTGCGGCACAAGCCCCAATGCCCGACCGTGCCGATCTGCCGAGAGGCGAGCACGCGACGAGGCGCCTTGCGTTGCACGTCGACCCACTTGTCGCTTGTTGCGAGTTGCTCGTGAGCAAGCCAGATCAACGACGCAACCATAGTCGAGTTGAGCTTGCGCTTGTAGGTTTTCGCAAACTGCCCGCAACACGGGCACACCGCGCCGCCGGCGTCGGCGCTCGAGATCAACCGCTTGCGCGCAACCTCGAGCGTTGGCTTATAGCTGCCGGCGGCGTCGCTTCGCTCGAGGTTGAATAGGTCGCTTTGCATCATCGCTTTTCTCCTCGCTAGTAAATGAACGGCTCGAGGCTCACCTCGACTCGAGGCTTGCGCTCGTCAACCCGCCTCGTGATTGAGAGAGGGTTGATCCAATAGTCATTGCTCACGATTCCGGCACGCTTGAGCGCGTCGAGCGGCGCGGCGGCGGCGTTGTCAGTGTCGAGGTGCTGCCGCGCTCCCTGATACACGACGAGCGCGCAACGCAACTCGCGGTGACGCTTGCCGGTCAAGTCGAGCGGCGACGATAGGCCGCAGAGGTTGCGTTGCAACGCGAGCACGACGGCGGCGTCGTTGTGCCACGCTCGAACCTCGGGGCTTGCGAAACTCCGAAGCCGACCGCCTCGAGCCGTGAGCGTGCGCCCGTTTTTCTGGCTCACCGGCAATCCCGAGATCGTGAAAGTCACCGGCGCCCAATTGCACCGCAACGAGCACCGCTTGCACGGCTGCCACGGGTCGGCTTGTTCGCTGCCGCACCCAAGGCAAAGCCACTCGTGCGGCGTCGTGCCGTGAGCAATCGCCGCGCCTCCCCAACCGCTCGAGAATCCTTCCGGTCGTGTTTTCATTTATTGCCTTGGCGCTGGTCCACAGGGATCAAGGCGTCCCCGCGTTCGACAGAGGTCCGCAGCTCATCTCGATCAGTGCCAACGAGGAGCTTTGCTTGAATCTTGTCGAAAACCGCCTCTCCCGAACCCACTGGCCGGATAGCCCGAGCCGCACGACTCAGACGGGCGCTGGTATGCAAGAGCGGACGGAGCTCTGCAGCAACATCGGGGTACGCGGCGAGGAACTCCTCGACTGGGGGCGCGGTACCATTAGCTTCCCGGTCGACGTACTCCGATATCAACTCGGCGAGCCGCTCCTCACTTTGTTCCTGCTGGTGAATAGTGTTCATGCGCGGTCACCTCCTCTCACTCGCGGTGCCTCTGCGACGGGTCGGTCTTCTTCCAGAACCACCGTGAGTTTCTTCATCGCTCGAAAAAGCAGTTGCTTGAGCGCGTCGACAACGACCGGATCACCGCCGGAGCAACCCCTTGTCGGGTGCACGTGGATCACATATGGCGGGTCGCCAATCTCGGCCGATCCGAAAAGCCGAAGCGACGGGCCATCGATCTCGAGACAACACGCCGGGCACACCCGACGGCGCCGAGGTCGCAACACCAACCAAGCCGAGATCATGCCGCCCATGCGTCACCCCTTCCCGCCGAGCACGGTCGCGAGTATGTCTCCGATTGCCACCACGCCCGCGCTCATCCTGTCGCCGCGCTCGGCTTCGCCACATTCTGGCTTGCGGTGCTCGCGCTCGGCTTTCACGAGAGCAACCTCTCGAGCCCGGCCGGCTTGCCACTCCGAGCCCGCCGCCGGCGCCTTGGGTTGCTCGAGCGGCTCGGTGCGCCAACGTTCAAGGATCCGAAGCACAAGGCCGGGCACAACCTTTCCGCCGGTCTCCCGTGCCCTTGCGACCGCCGCCTCGACCTCGGCCATGCCGAACGGAGCAAGAGACTCAACGAGCGGCGACCACTTTGGCGAGAGCATGCCAATCCCGAGGTTGATCATCCGTTCATGGAACCCCGAAACCGTGAGCTTGCCGTCACTCGTAAAGTTGCCAACGTCAACGAGAAGATCTCGCCCGTTCAACGCTCGTGCACGGTCGGTAACGTCAACGAGCGGCGGCGGCAGCGTGCTAGGTTTCTCACCCTTCGAATCTACCGCCGCTTCCTTATTCATGAGTGGGGTGGGGTGGGGCTTCGGCGGTTTGCTTGGGCTTTGCTTGGCGTTTGCTTGGGTCGGCTCAATGTTTACGCCAATCTCTGCAAGCAAGTCCTCCCTTGGCCCTACCTCGGCCCTACCTTGGCCTTCCCTTTCTCCTACCGTTCTCCTACCGTTCTCAAACACTTTTGACGCACGGGAGAGCCCACCGAGTCTGCCGGCGGCGGCTCTCGAGCGGCTCACTCGCTCTCGGTTTGCCCGCACCGTTGCGGCGTCGATATTCCATTCGAGAAAGTCGTGCACGCGATAGGTTCCGTCGGCGAGCTCGTCGAGCAACCCCGAGTCAACGGCTTTCTTGATTGCCCACCGAGAGCCGTCGGCGACCTTCCAAAGCACCTTTCGAGATACTATCCCGTCAGTGAGATTCAAATTGCACCAAGCAACGAGCCGGATCCAAACGCCGACCGCGAGGTTGCCCGCCGCAACGATCTTCGGAGAAAATGCGATCTCGTCGCTAACCCTTGCCCATGGCATCGCTTGCCCCTCCTGAGTCGCACGCCGTCGGGTCGGGCTTCGCCTCTGGCTCGGAGATCGCGAGCAACGCGAGAGCGCGAGAGCGTCGTCGTTGGTGCCATTGCTGCCGGCATGGGTATCCACAGAAACGCTTAAACCACGGGCCCGAAATCACAGACTCGCATTGCTCACATTTTCGAGAGGTCATTGCATTGCCTTATGTGTTGAGAGATTTAGGGGAGAAGGGGAGGATCGCGACCGGGCAACGAGGGAGGAAGGGAACGCGATGTGAACCCTTGGCCTTGTTGTTTTTCCCGGTCGCAACCCAAAAGGTGCGACACCGCGTCATCGCTCGCGTTGTCACCGCCCGACCTTACCCGTGCGAGGGATCTTTGCCAAGGTGTTTCTGCCAAGGCAAATCCTCGCCGTGCGCCGCCTGTGCCGACGGCTTCTCTTCTGGCTTCACTCCGAAGTCGACGCCGGGCGCACCCGGCTCGCCGTGCTCGAGGTCGCGCAACCGGGTAGCGATAGCATCGATCTCCTCTTGCGTTGTCGCCGCACGCTCGAGTCCGATCAAGTCGGGATAGGCGGCGACCGAGATCGCCTTGAGATTGCCCGCAAGCTCGCCCGGCGTCACACCGACGCGCTCTGGCTCACGGCTCGGCTCGACCGCCGAGAGCGTTGCCGCTCGGGCCCGTGCCGCCGCAACAACACCCCTGCGTTTGTCGACGTTGGCGAGCCTGATCAACACCTCGGGCATGCCGCAACTCTCGATCATGGTGAGAGCGTCTCGGCCGCTCATGTTTATGACTTGATTGATCCACTCAAGGCGCGCCGCCGCAACCGACGCCGGCGAGGCGGCGGGCTTCTCTTGCGCTGGTGCGGGATCGGGATTGCGCTCGACCTCGGCGGCGGCTCGAGCTTGCTCGACGAGCTTCGCCGTCGCTCGTTTTGTAAAGCCAAACGTGCCGACCGGCACCGTACCCTCGGGCGTCGCTTGCGCTGCCGGGAAGGATTCGGCCGGCGTGAGGTCGCCCGCCTTGATCGCAGAGTACAAGCCTTGCATGGTCGCAAGCTCGGCGGTGCCTATATCGTCGAGCCCCTCGACCTCGAGCGTTGAGAAAACGCGCTCGGCCGAGATCCCCTGCTTGCTCCAATGCTCGAGCCACTTGGCGCGATTCTCGGCGACCGTTCGCGCGTTGCCGGCGCCGACCTCTTGCACCTTGAGCCAGATCGCGCGCCAAAACCCCTCGGGTATGAGCGACTTGAGTGCGTTTCTGTGCGCGATCGAGGCGGCAGCGTTTGCCGTGGTCTGTACCATGTCGTCGTTGTAGCGCGTGCCGTTGCGGTCGGTAATGCGCCTCGTCACCTCGGCCCGCACGGCTCGGTTGCGCTCGAGATCCCAAACGATCGCGACGCCGCGAACGACCGACTCGTCGGGCCCGGGCAAGATCGCGCGTTTCTCCTCGCGCAAGTTGCCCCATGACGACGCGATCACCTCGAGGAAACGCACCGACGGGCCCACAATCACCTTGCCGGCGCGCGGCAACGCATAAGTGCACGCGCGAGCCGTCTCGAGGTCGACGGTTGCGAGGCTCAACACCTCCTCGCGAAACCGCGAGAGCGAGCGCGGGTATTGCTTCGCTGTGCTCACTTGCAAATCGATCTCCTGTCGGTCGAGCGACACGGCTCGGGCGAGGATCTCGGGCTCGAGCTTGGCTAGCTCGTGGGGTTTGGTTTCACTGTTTCCGTTGCCGTTGCTGTAGCTACTCATCGCTTTTCTCCTCTTGAGTTTGGCTCGAGAATCCCGAGCCGGTAAACGGGCCCGACCATACCTCAGGCCGGGCCCGTAATCACCTCATTTTCTCGGCGATATATCTCCCAACTATCTCGGAGCAACACGGAACGACGGCGTTGCCGAGGGATTTGAGTTTGTCACGTCGTCCAGCCAATCGAGCGGAAACCCCATCAGCCAAGCGACAAAGCGAGGGTTGAGAGTCGGCTTGCACTTGCCCCCATGCGTGCAAGTCATCGGGCAACGGTGGCCAGTCGCCCACCTCCTTACCGCCGAATCCGTCAAGGTCGTTCCCGAATGCCTTCCGCTCTCCGTCGAGTAGTTCGCCGAGCCGCTCGCCTTCGAGTCCATGGCTGTGGCTGTTGGCCAGTGCCTCGCTCTCGTCGACAGCGACTCCCGTACCGGCCCGACTCTCCCCGAACCCCCCCCACGATTCGCCCCGTAGTCCCGGGCTGTCGCGGTAGGCCAAAATGAACAACCGCTCGCGTCGGTGCGGCGCTCCAATGTCTTCGGCCCTGATACGGGTTGCTTCCACCTTGTAACCACAAGCGGACAAGTCAGAGACAACAACGTCCAAGCCCCTCCGAATGAGTCCTGACACGTTTTCGCAGACGACGAACCGAGGATCGAGCTCGCGGACGATCCGCGCGTATTCCCTCCATAGCCCTGTGCGTGATCCGTTGACGAGCCCCGCACGTTTTCCGGCACTGGAAACGTCTTGGCAGGGGAACCCCCCGCAAATAACGTCGACCGGGACAAGGTTGGCAGATCCAACTGTCTTGACATCGGAAAACCTCTCGGCTTTTGGCCAGTGACGGGCGAGAACCCCCCGACAGAATGGATCGATCTCGACTTGCCATAAAACAGGGCCAAGCCCGGCGCGCTCTAGTCCAAGCTCAAGCCCGCCGATCCCGGAAAATAAACTCCCAATCGATAGCACCCTAGCCTCGCACCGCGAGCGACTCTTTCAAAAAAACCTTGACGCCCGGGATCTCTCTCGCGCCACGGTCGACGGCGTGCCGTAGCGCCTTGAGGTCGACGACGAGAAACTCGCGCGGCACATCCTCGGCTTTCT